CACTTATATTAATGTTTATTCACAAGATCATGGAAGATCAACTGGTAATGTTGTTAGATTTAGAGGGCCTCCTGAAGTTGTAATCCCGGGCACGCCTACGCGCGAGACCTCATTTGAATTAGTACCTTCATTTGATAATGTTACAGATATTTCAAATGCAAATGGTTTTACGATTACAGTTGGAAAAATTGATTCATCTGGTATTGTTGGAGATCCATTGAATTATTTTTATTTCTTAAGTACAAGTACAGCAACAACAGGAAATGTTTCTGGTGGTGGAGCACAATGTTCTGCAGGTCCAGTAACTTTACAAGCTTAATATGACATACGCAGAACTAGTTACAAAAATAAGAGATTACACAGAAGTAGATTCAAATGTGTTTACAGCAACTATTGTTAATGGTTTTATTTTAGATGCTGAATGGAGAATTCAAAGAGATGTAGATTCTGATAATAACAGAAAATATGCAACAGCGACTATTATTGCAGGTCAGCCTTATGTAAGTACACCTCTTTTAACAGATCAAACTTTGATTATTAGAGAAGCTCAGATTCTATATCAAGGCACTTATTCTGTGGTAGAATATAGAGATACTGGCTTTATTAATGAATATAATAACAACCAAGCACAGGGATTACCTAAGTATTTTAGTTATTGGGATGAACAAAACATAGTAGTAGCCCCAATTCCAGACTTGACATATACGATGCAATTAAATTATACCTTGAAGCCAGCAGGATTATCTGCTAATAATACGACAACATATTTAAGTCAGCAATTTCCCTCTGGTTTATTATATGCTTGCCTTGTTGAGGCGTATGGTTTTTTAAAGGGTCCGGCAGACATGATACAATTTTACGAACAAAAGTATCAAAGTGTGCTACAAGGATTCTCTATTGAACAAATGGGAAGAAGAAGACGAGATGAATTTCAAGAAGGTTCACCTCAGATTCAAAAACAAGGTTAATTAATTAGGAGTTAATATGGCTATAACACAAGCAGTTGCAAATTCGTTTAAAGGACAACTTTTACAAGGTCAGCATAATTTTACTGCGACTACGGGAAATGTTTTTAAACTTGCTCTATATACTTCTGCAGCGTCCCTAGATTCATCTACAACTATTTACACTTCAACAAGTGAAGTTGCAAATACTGGTCAGTATGTAACAGGTGGCGGAGTTTTAACAAATGTATCACCAGTTGTTTCAAGTGGTGTAGCATTTATAGATTTTGCAGATATATCTTTTACTGGAGTTACTTTAACTGCAGCAGGAGCGTTAATTTATAATACATCAAATACTAACGCAGCAGTTGCTGTATTAAGTTTTGGTGGAGATAAAACAGCAACATCTGGAACTTTCACAATTCAGTTTCCAGCAGACACATCATCAGCGGCTATTCTAAGAATCGGTAACGCATAATAGGAGTAACCTATTATGGCAAATTCTTGGGGTGAACTTGGCTGGAATGTAGGACAATGGGGCCTACAAAGTGATGTTACTGTTGCGCTTACAGGTTTTGGATTAACTACTTCACAAGGACAAGCTAATTATACACCATCAGAGGGTTGGGGTAGAAATACTTGGGGTTCTTTAGGTTGGGGGTCAGATGCAATAAGTGTAGATGTATCTGTCACAGGTCAACAGTTAAATCTTTCATTAAATTCTGTAACTACTTTAGCTAATGCTAATGTAGATGTAGTAGGGGAACAGTTAAACCTTTCTTTAAATTCTGTAACAACTTTAGCTAATGCTAATGTAGATGTAGCAGGGGAACAGTTAAATCTTTCTTTAAACTCTGTAACTACTTTAGTTGATGCTGATATTAATTTAACTGGTCAACAGTTAAACCTTTCTTTAAACTTTGTAAATGTTGAACTTAACACTATTATTGAAATAACGGGTCAACAGTTAAATCTTTCTTTAAATTCTGTAACAACTTTAGCAAATGCTAATGTAGATGTAACAGGTGAGCAGTTAAATCTTTCTTTAAATTCTGTAACAACTTTAGCTAATGCTAATGTAGATGTAACAGGTGAGCAGTTAAATCTTTCTTTAAATTCTGTAACAACTTTAGCTAATGCTAATGTAGATGTAACAGGTGAGCAGTTAAGTATTGTTGAAGGAATTGTGGATGCTTCTCCAGACGCTGAAGTTACTGGTCAACAAATAAATTTATTCTTAAATTCTGTAACAACTTTAGCTAATGCTAATGTAGATGTAGCAGGGGAACAGTTAAATCTTTCTTTAAACTCTGTAAATGTTAGTGGAGAAGCTAATGTAGATGTAGCAGGGGAACAGTTAAATTTATCTTTAAATTCAGTAAATATTTTTCTTGATACTGTAGTTTTTGTAACTGGAGAACTATTAAATACTTCATTAAACTCTGTAACAACTTTAGCTAATGCTAATGTAGATGTAGCAGGGGAACAGTTAAATTTATCTTTAAATTCAATAGATGCTATTCCTAATAGTATTATTAATGTAACAGGGCAACAATTAAATACATTATTAAATTTAGTAACTATTTCAGCTAATGCAAACATATCTCCTATTGGAAATGAATTGACTATAGCTTTAAATAGTATAAATAATCAAATTTGGACTGAAATAAATACTGGAATTAGTGCAAATTGGTCCGATGTTAATACCGGATCTACAGCAAATTGGACAGAGATTGACACCGCCGCTTAAATTAAATACTATGTAACATAAGGAATTAAAATTATGGCATCAAGTTATTCTACAGACCTCAAACTAGAGATACAAGTAACTGGCGAAAACGCTGGTACATGGGGTGATATTACAAATACAAATTTAGTTATTCTTCAACAAGCAATTGCTGGTTATTCTGGTATATCTATTGCAGGTGGTGTTGGAAATACAGATTTAACTTTTTCAAATGGTTTAACATCAAATGGTAAAAACGCTGTTATAGAATTAACAGGAACAATTACAGGAAATAGAACTGTAACTATAACTACTGCATCAGGCGTTAAAAATAAAGTTTACATAATTAGAAATAGCACAGTAGGTGCTTTTACTGTTACAGTAAAAGTTGAAGGTCAAACAGGATTTACTTTTTCTGCAACAGACAAATCAACAAAAATTTTATATTTAAATGGAACAGATGTTGTAGACTCTAACATTGGAGAATTATCTAATGATTTTACTCCAACACTAGCAGCTAACTTAAGTACAAATGCAAAAAATATTATAGTTGCAAGCACATATGGAATTATAGATGAAAATGCTAATGAACAAATTAAATTTTCAACAACTGCATCAGCTACAAATGAAATTACAATAGCAAATGCTGCAGCTGGATCAAGTCCAGTTATTTCTGCAACAGGTGGAGATACAAATGTTGGATTAACTTTAACTCCAAAAGGTGATCTTGGAAGAATTACATTAAATGGTGAGTCTAAAATATTTGGTGTATTTGAAAATGCAACAATTTCTACAACTTTCATAACATCATTTACATATGACGTGCTTGCTCAAGCTGTATATTTTCAAAACGTTAACTTAGGTGCAAACTTTACAGTCAATTTAAGAGGAAATTCTTCAACTGCATTAAACGCGACTTTAAATACTGGTGAATCTGCAACAGTTGCATTAATCACAAAACAAGGGAACACAACATTTTATAATACATCAGTATTAGTTGATGGAACATCAACAAACGTTACAGTAGTTTGGCAAGGTGGAAGTGCTCCAACAGCTGGAAATGCTTCATCTAATGATGTCTACACTTACACAGCTCTTAAAACAGCAGCATCAACTTACACAGTATTAGCAGCACAAACACAATTTAAGTAGGAGGATAAGAAAGAATGCCTTTATTATCTACACGCGGAGCTGCTTCAGCAAGAGGATTTGGATTTTTTGGCAGAAAATCACCTTATTCAGTAGAATTTTTAGCAGTAGCTGGTGGAGGAGCAGGTGGCGCGGGAAGTGGAGGTTTTGGATGCGGTGGCGGTGGAGGCGCTGGAGGTTTTTTAGACTCAACTTTTACTGTTGTACCTGGTACGGGTTACACAGTCACAGTTGGGGGTGGTGCACCTACAACAACAGGTCCTGGCGGAACAGCTGAGGCTGCTCGCGGAGCCAATGGCTTTAACTCTGTGTTTGGTTCAAATACCGCAACTGCCGGTGGGGGTGGTGGTGGAGCAAGTTTTAGTAATAAAGATGGTAGTACTGGCGGATCGGGAGGTGGTGGTGGAGGAAACTCATCGGCTTCTGGATCTGGTGCTGCTGGAACATCAGGACAAGGAAATAGTGGTTCCAATTCAACGACAGCATACGGAGGTGGCGGGGGTGGCGGAGCTGGTTCAGCTGCTTCAGGAACAATCAACGGAGGATCAGGTAGTAATTGGAAATCTCTTGGTACTTTTTACGCAGGAGGTGGTGGTGGCGCATTAAATCAGAGCACTGGAGGTAATGGTGGAACGGGGGGTGGTGGAGGTGGAGGAGCAGTTGGAGCCAATGGAACACCAGGTACAGTAAATACTGGAGGAGGTGGAGGAGGTGGTGGTAATAATGGAGCAGGCGCAAACGGTGGAGCTGGAGGCTCTGGTATTGTAATCATCCGTTATTCTGGAGCACAAAAAGGAACAGGTGGCACAGTTACCTCAAGTGGTGGATTTACATTTCACACCTTTACATCATCTGGAACATACACAGCATAGGAGATATATATATATGGGACATTTTGCAAAAGTAAACAATGGAATCGTAGAACAGGTTATCGTTGCCGAACCAGAATTTTTTCAGACATTTGTAGACACTTCACCGGGAGCATGGATTCAAACATCCTACAACACTCGTGGTGGTGTGCATTACCAGGCCAATAGCAATGAACCGTCTGCCGATCAGAGCAAAGCGCTCAGAAAGAACTATGCAGGCTTTGGGTATACATATGACTCAACAAGAGATGCATTTATTCCACCTAAACCAAATTTACCTAGTTGGATTTTAAACGAATCTACTTGTCTTTGGGAAGCACCTGTTGCTAAACCAACAGAAGAATTAGAAGAAAATCAGTATTATTCTTGGAATGAATCTATCATAAATTGGGAAATTAAAACAAAAGAAAAACTCTAATCAAAAATTTAAATTTGATATAAGACCTATGTTTCAAATTTGAAGATTTGCTTGTTAAATTAGAATGGAATATAATATTGCCAAAAAAGTAGTGCATTTACTAATATAATCTATATAAAGGAAGGCTTATGCCTTTACAGAAGATACAATTTAAGTCTGGATTTAATAAACAACAAACTGCAACCGGAGCCGAAGGGCAATGGATTGATGGTGATAATATAAGATTTCGTTATGGCGAACCACAAAAGATAGGTGGATTCCAGCAACTCGTTGCTAGCACCTTGGCAGGTCCAGCGCGTGACCAGCACACTTGGACTGCATTAGATGGTAAAAAATATGCAGCTATAGGTACTTCTAAAATATTAACTATTTATTATGAGTCTGAGTTTTTTGATATTACACCACTTGGAACAGCTTTAACATCTTGCACTTATACATCTACAACTGGATCAGCAACAGTTACAATTAATAAAGCATCTCATGGATTAGAGGTTGGTGATTATATTATCTTTACAAGTGTTACAACTCCAGGAGCAACTACAACAAGTTATACATCAGCGGATTTTACAACCAATACTTTTGAAGTTAAAACAGTTCCAACGTCTTCAACTTTTACAGTTACAATGCCATCAAATGAAACAGGAACTGGTGTTACTGCAGGTGGAACTTTAACTACAACTCCATATATTTCTATTGGACCAACATTTCAAACTCCTGCATTTGGTTATGGTACAGGATACTTTGGTGGAACAATTCCAACTTCAGTTACAACACAATTAAATGGAGCACTTAACAATTCAGATACAACTATTACTGTAGATGCAACTGCTGCATTTCCAGCTACCGGTCGAATAGATATTGGAACAGAATTAATTACTTACACTGGTAAAACTGGAACTACTTTTACAGGTTGTGTTAGAGGTGCAAACGGATCAACAGCTGCATCTCATTTAGATAATGCGATAGTAACTAATGCAATAAGTTGGGTTGATTGGGGAGAAGAATCTAATACGGCAGGTGTAACACTTGCACCAGGTTCTTGGTCACTCGATAACTATGGACAGATTCTAGTTGCAACTGTCAAGAACGGAGCAACATATACTTGGGATCCATCTGCTGCAGGAAGATTAAGTGTAAGAGCTACGGTAGTTTCTAATGCTCCAACCGCTTCAATTTGTTCTGTTGTATCAGATAGAGATAGACATTTATTTTTAATGGGAACAGAAACAACTATTGGAGATCCTTCAACACAAGACCCGATGTTTATAAGATTCTCAAATCAAGAAGATATTAATAATTGGAATCCAACAGTTACAAACACTGCTGGTACATTTAGATTAGATACTGGAAACGAGATTATTGGAGCAATACAAGGTAAAGATTATGTCTTCGTACTAACTGACCAAGCAGCTTATACTATTCAATTCGTTGGTCCTCCATTTACATTCTCAATTAGACAGGTTGGAACAAATTGTGGATGTATTGGTCAACACGCAATGGTATTTGCACAGGGTGCTGTATTTTGGATGGGATTTGGTGGAGGATTTTTTGCATTTGATGGAACTGTAAAACAATTACCATCATTAGTTGAAGACTTTGTATTTACAAGTATTGGAGATAATTTAGGAATTAATTACGATACAAGTCAGATAGTTTATGCATATCACAATTCATTATTTAATGAAGTAGGTTGGAATTATTCAAAAGCAGGATCCTCTCAAGTAGATAGAAATGTAATTTATAACTTCGTTGAGAATACTTGGGCCGTTGGTTCTTTAGCTAGAACAACTTATAATGATGCCTCTACTTTTGATTTACCTTATGCAACGCAATATATTACAAATGGTACACCTACATTTCCAACTATTAACGGTGTAACTAATACTTATGGTTCATCTAAATACTGGGCACAAGAAACGGGTGTTAATGAAGTAGATGCAGATGGTAATGCAACAGCTATTGCTGCATATATTAAATCAGGAGATTATGATCTGTCAGAACAAGGTTTAGCGGGGGACGGTCAATTAATTATGAGAGTTAAAAGATTTATTCCGGACTTTAAAAGCTTAGAAGGAAATGCAAAAATAACTTTATTCTTTAGAGATTATCCAGCAAATAGCGAATCAACACCTTCTACAACACCTCCATTAATTACTGGACCATTTACAATTAGCTCTTCAACGACTAAAGTAGATACGCGCGTGCGAGGAAGACAGGTGAGTTTAAAAATAGAAAATGATGCAATTGATGAAACTTGGAGATATGGAACTTTGAGACTAGATATTGAAGCAGGTGGAAGAAGATAATGGCAAAGATAACAGCTTTTGTACCAGAACCGTCAGATAATTATGATGTTAATAATCAAAGACAAATTTTGGAATCTATTAACACGATTAAGAATCAACTTAACTTTGGATATCAACAAGATTTAATTAACGAACAAGCAGCGATGCTACAATTTATGTATGGAAATCAAAATGGATTTGGATGTGATACAGGTACCCCATCTAATCCTACAGTTATAGTTCCTGGTGGAAATAGTGTAGATGCGTTTGGAAGATTAAGAGTTTCTAATCCACTTACAATCTTTGACAGTAAAAGTATTATGTCAAAGAATACTTTATTTGATGAATCTACTGCAAATGGTGGAAGTGTTACTTATACAGCTAATAAATCTACAGTTAATTTAAATGTAACAGAAGCAGCAGGATCTAAAACAATAAGACAATCTAAAAGAGTTATGTCTTATCAACCAGGTAAGTCATTACTTATATTTAATACATTTGTAATGAATACTTTGACTGCAAACTTAAAACAAAAGGTAGGTTTATTTGATGCAAATAATGGAATATTTTTTACAGCAGATGGAACAACACTTAAAATAGTAAGAAGAACTTATACATCGGGAGCAGCAGTTGATACTGAAATATCACAATCTAGTTGGAATGGGGATACCTTAAATGGAAGTGGTCCAAGTGGTTATACATTAAATGCAGCAGCATCAAATATATTATTTATAGATATTGAATGGTTAGGAGTAGGTTCTGTTAGAGTTGGTTTTGTTATTAATGGTCAATTAATTACAGCTCATACTTTTTATAATGCAAATAATTTAACAACTGTTTACATGCAAACGGCCAATCTTCCAATTCGTTATGAGATTGAAAGAGCTGGAACGTTGACGGCTGGAACTTATACATTACAACAAATATGTTCTTCTTGTATTTCTGAAGGTGGATATTCTCCACAAGGATTAGAGGAAATGATTGGAACAGGTACTGTTAGTGCAGGTGTAAATTTACCTACAGCAAATACTTATTATAATATTGCAACAATTAAAATTAGAGCATCAAGACCTTATGCAGTTATTGTTCCTGCAGGAGTAGATATTTTAAACATATCTAATGGAGATTTTGAATGGGGATTATTTATTAATGCCACACCATCTTCAGCATTTTCATATACAAATTTTAGTGATAATGTACAATATGATTTAACAACGGTTGATTTAACTTCAACGGGTACAAGAATTGCCGGAGGATATCTAGGAGGTAAAACTGCTCCCTTTACTTTAGGTGGAGATTTTATAGCTTTTGCAAATCAACTTGGACAAACTATTGCAGGTGTGTCTGATACTTTAACATTAGGTGTAAGACCAGGAACAGCTAATGGAGATGTATCTGGTTTATTAAAATGGTTTGATTTAACATAATGGCTATATTTTATAAAA